AAATAGGGAGCTTTTGGGAATTTGTTAGAGATATTTGGAGCCAAAGCTATGACCATCCTGAGTATTTTCAAGCATGGCATGTTGGTGTGCTTGCAGAGGATATTGAGGAATGCGTGGATGCTGGACTTAACTACTGTGCAGTACTACCCCGATTCCATTTTAAATCAACTATACTCGGACATGCGTTCTCAGTCTGGAGACTCTTAAAGGCTCCTAGAGATTGTTCTGTTCTTTATTTATCTTACAGTGATGGTATGGCTCGTTACCATATTTCTGAGATAAATAAAACAATTTATAGAAACCCTATTCTAAAAGATATGATGGTGAATAGGTCACCCAAGGCTGATTTCTCCGCTAGATTTTATTTAAATAAACAACCTATGGAAATCATGCATGGCGGTCTTTTTTCATTTAAGAGAGGTTTGCATGTAAATGGGGCGTTGATTGCAGACGATGTGCTTCGTGACCCTGAGAATCCGTTAAACATAGGTCAGCTAACTAAAGTAGAAGACCACTTTATGACTGAATCTTTGTTCATTCCTTTGAAGGGTGTACCAGTAATTGTGCTTGGAACTCCCATGATGCCTGGAGATTTACTTACTAAATTGAAGGATGATTCCCGTTTTAAATATAGAATACTCCCTGCGTTAGACCCTGCGCCTGGACGCAGAGTTTTAATGCCAGAACTGTATAACGAAGAGTGGTTACTGCAACAACAAGCAGCTAGACCTAAATCCTTTGCTTCTGAATTTATGTTGGTTCCTCATTTCTCTACTGAGTCTTATTTTAGTGAGGAAGACATTACTAAGTGTGAGGATGATACTTTACGTAATCATCCTGTTACTAAAGCTTATAATGATAGACTTCCTGCTGACCAAATCTTTGCAGGCTTCGATGTAGGAAAGAAACGCCACCCATCCCATTTAGTAATCTTTAAGAAATCTGGAGATAGGATAGACGAGATTCATTCCTCCTTCTTAGACGGATGGAATTATTCTGACCAGATAGCCTATCTAAATGAAGTGGCTGAAACATTTGATATTTCTAAAGGGTATATAGATAATACTAGAGGAGAACTTGAGGATAGGGGCTTAGACGCTAGGTGGCATGGTTTACACTTTACTTTAAAGAATAAGAATACTATGGCTCAGGTTTTTGAAGAATTTATACATAGTGGGCGTTTGCATTTAATAAGTGATGAAAGACAAAGGCAACAGATTCTATCTGTAAGTAATGAATTGAAAGCTCCAGAAACCCCTATGGGTCATGGTGATGCGTTCTTTTCGATAGCTCTAGCATTGTTGGCTTGCCATGAAACAGCCTATAAGTTTACTGATTTAGGCAATGCTGTAGATTGGCTTTCGGCTGTAAGCCCAGGAGAACAGAGAGGTGAAGGTTCAAACGAAGAAGAAAATAAAGTAGCTAAGTTAAAGGAATCTATAGTAGATAAGTTAAAAGTAGAACTATGGGAAAATCTAGACGGAAATCCAGCCGAAACGAGGCAGCAGAACGCACCCAATCCAACGTGCAGAGAAGCGATGTGCAATCCTTCCTTTTGGGTAAAAGAACGAAATTTGTGTATATATTGTGGACATAGAGGGTAAGGAGATTAAAATGACAACATTAACGGAACAAGCAGAAACCGTGGCGAAGAGCCGATACTACTTAAAGAATTCTGATGGAGCCATTGTAGAAGACGAAGTAGCCCTGTTTAGAAGGGTAGCAATGGCAATAGCTTCTATAGAACGTGAATATAATACTATAGAGAGTAAAATCCATCTTCTGACTAAAGAGTTTGAGACTATGATGGCTAACCTAGAGTTCTTACCTAATTCACCTACGTTAATGAATGCAGGAACAGAACAAGGTACATTGAGTGCTTGTTTCGTATTACCGATAGAAGATAGCATGGAAGGTATTATGAAAGCTGCTACTGACTCTGCCTTGGTGCAGAAATTTGGTGGTGGCACAGGATTTTCCCTATCCACCATTAGACCGAAACATTCTCGTATTTCCACTACTCATGGGAAGGCGTGTGGCCCCATAGAAGTACTGAAAACCCTTTCCCGTATCTCTAGTATGATAACACAGGGCGGTAAGCGTGACGGGGCTAACATGGCTGTTATGAGTGTGTATCACCCTGACATCCTAGAGTTCATTGATTGCAAACATGTAGAAGGTGATATTCATAACTTTAATATCTCCGTTGGTGTAGACAGTGCGTTCATGCAATGTGTACGTGATAACACGGATTATACTTTGGTTAACCCACATACATTGGAAAATGCTGGCGAACTAAATGCCCATGAGGTATTTGTTAGAATCATCGAAGGTGCATGGAGAAACGGAGAACCTGGGGTGGTATTTTTGGATACCATTAATAAGGATAACAAAGTATCCAAACAATTTGGGGATATAATCGCAACCAATCCTTGCGGTGAGCAGCCCCTGTTGGGATATGAAAGTTGCAATCTTGGTTCGATTAACTTAGCTAAATTCTATAATCAAGATGATAATAGTATTAATTGGGTTAGACTAAGGAAAGTTGTGAATTTAGCCATTCGTTTCCTAGATAATGTAGTGGACGCTAACGACTATGCTGTTCCTGAGATTAGGGATATGACTAAAGCTACCCGTAAAATTGGTTTGGGTGTAATGGGCTTTGCCGATTTACTCATTCAATTAGGTATTCCCTATGATACTGAAGAGGCTGTTTCCGTGGGTAGTGAACTCATGGAGTACATAAATCAGATAGCCAGCGCAGCTTCTTTGGAATTGGGGGCTGTGAGAGGGGAATTCCCTGCTTGGGAAAAGAGTGATTATCCTGTACATGAAAACTATAGAAATGCTTGCCGTTTAACTGTGGCTCCTACTGGTACTATTTCTATGTTAGCGGATGCTTCTAACGGTATTGAACCTACATTTGCATTGGTGTGGAAGAAACAGAACATCCTAGAAGGAAAAACTCTGTACTATGTGAATAAGTATTTTGAAGCAGATGCCCAAGAATTTGGATTCTATTCCGAAGACTTAATGGATTACTTAGCGGAAGGCAACAGTTTGCAGGATAGGGATGATGTACCTGATGCATTTAAAGAGTTATATGTAACAGCTTCTGACATAACTCCTGCTAACCACATTAAAATGCAGGCTGCTTTCCAAGAACATTGTGACTCTGGTATTTCTAAAACGATTAATTTATCTCCTGATGCTACCCATAATGATGTATGGGATGCCTATATGAAGGCTTGGGAGAGCGGTTGTAAGGGTGTTACAGTATATAGGGCTGGAAGTAGGGAGAAGGAAGTGCTTGTTAGTGGACATGATGAGGATTATAAGGATGGACGAATGAATCCTAATCTAACTACGGACTCTCATATGGCATCTAAATGCTGTGAGTTACCATTTATTGTGATGGCTGCTGGATGTGAATCTTGTAAGAGTTGTGGTTGGAGTGCTTGCGCTGTTGCATAATCCGTGAAATTGTAGTATAATAAAGAACAGAGGAGAAACATTATGCCTATTGGTAGTTTATTGCAAGGAAGAGAGCAACAATACGTAGCGAATCAAGACGATAAAGGTACATGGCGTGTACTTGATACATGGCATGAAACCCTAAAGAATATGCAGCCTGACGATGATGTTGAAGATGATAATCCTGCCATCACTATTTTAACTGAGGGAGCGTTTATCGCACTCGTTAAAGAAGCTGCAAGAAGTGGAACGTTGGAAAATGCTAATTTTTCAGTTGAAGCTGCGGAAGTAGATGAAACTTTAGTGAATGAATTGAGACAACAGATAAATGAATTAACTGTTGCATTAAATAGCGAGAAGCAAAATGTTGTGCTTTCTAAGAAATCACTAAAGGAAACCGCAATGGAACATGTAGTTAGGCTTGCTGCAATGGATGATATGAATAGCCTATCCCAATAAAAGTAAGAGGCATTAAATGAAGTTAGGAGAATATCTACCAGAAGTTCCCCAATTAGCTCAACAAATGACTAATCTGAATCAACAGATTAACATGTTGGAGCTAATGAAAGGAACTGGTGAAACAGGACAAGCCCCTACTTTCGGCCTTGACCACGTTGTTAATACTTGGGTACGTCACCAGATGGCCTACCGTCAACAGTTAGTTATGGACTTGCAAACCATTTCTATGTCTGTTGAGGAAATACGTGGCCCTCTAGGACACATTACTGGCGAGGTTTTTCGGAGGGGAATCACTTGGGAACCCACCATAGAGAACCCAGACCACTCACAACGAGAACGTTTTGAGGTATTCTTAGATGATTGTAATCCATTTGACCAATCATTGGAAGAAGTGCTGAGACAGTTTCATTATGACGTAAACTCTATAGATGATGGATTCCTTTATATTGCTAAAGAATATAAAGATATGGGTAGTGGTAACACTAATTCCAGAGTTACAGAAATCCGTAGACTGAATCCTGCATTAGTTGAGTTTGACTTAGATACGGCTGGTTTACCGAAGAACTCTCATTGGCTATGCCCAATTCATAGGGACGTTCTAGAATCCCCTGGTGTGTGTGAACACCCTGATTGCGACCAGAATACTATGCCAGCTATGTATAAATACTATCATCGTAACCGTCATATGTATCTGTTTGATAATGAAGTAATCCATGTATCTAAGTTCTCTCCATCTGAAACATATGGATGGAGTCCTTTACTTACGGTATTTGAGAAGGCATTAACCCTGGTTGGGATGGATAAGAATATCTATAGATATTTCTTTGAACGGAAGATGCCAGCTAGTATGGTTATGGTAACAACTGATGACCCTGAAAGTTTGCGTAGAGAGCGTGAACATATAGCTGCTCAAACAAGGCTTGACCCTAACTATATACCAATGGTAGCGGTTTCAGCCAGGAATCAACGTGGTAGAGTTGACTTAGTGAGACTGTTCCATACGTTGCAGGAAATGGATTATCTTCCTGTACGTGAGGAAATACGTGAACGTGTTGCTGCTATGTGGGGCGTTACTCCCGCTTGGCAAGGCGCACCTGAAGCTTTTGGCGGTATGTCTACTCAGACTCAACAGCTAGTAGTTATGAGCCGTGTGGTGGAAGGTGACCAACGTATCTTCCATGAAAAGGTTTTCCCCCAACTCTTAAAGATGTTTGGGATAACAGATTGGAAGATAGTACTTCCTCAACCTGAAGAAAAGGCTGAGAATACTCGATTAAGTTTCGCTCAACAGAAGGCCCAGATAATAAATCAGTTCGCTGCTTTAGGGTTTGAGATTAAACTTAAAGACCAAGATGTACCTTTGGACGAAGCTCAGTTTATAATTTCGGGTAAAATGGTTCCTTCTGCTCAAATGAATGGAGAGCAGCAAGCAATGGGAATACTCCAACAGAAACAACAGATGGAACAAATGGAACAACAGGCTCAAATGCAGCAGCAAATGGGTGGTATGGAAGGCGGTGAGGGTGGCGCACCTCCTGAGGAAGGCGGGGAAGAAGGTGCTATCCAAGCAATGCTCAAATCTATACCGCCCTCTCAGCGTAAGTTTAAAGGCCGTACTGCTGGACAAACTCCTACAGATGCCGATAAACATGATGGCACTGATGAAATGAGAGACATAGATGATTATGCTGAAGCTAGAGCCAAGAAAAATATATTAACTCTTTCAAATACTTGGGTAGGGTCTTTGATGCAACACGGTTACAGTTCTCCAATAATTAAAGAAGTTACGGGGGATGGAAGTCAGATGTGGTTTGCTCAAGATGGGATAGACTACGTAGCAGATTTAAATGGGTCTGGAGTAACTAGTGTGTCTAAAGCTAAGTTCTCGCCCCCACCTAAAAGAACACCAGCAAAACATATAGACCAACCTGAGGTTCTAACTGATGAAGCTGAATAAATCTACCAAAGTTGACAAAGATGAAGTCATGTATAGACATGCTACAGAGTCTGAATTAGACAAAGATTATGTCTGCGGTAAGTGCTTATATTTTGATAATGGGAAATGTGAATTGGTTAAAGGTGATATTAATCCAGAACATTGGTGCAGGCTATTCGTTACAGAATTAGCCAAGGATGAAGTTCATATGCAATTATCTAATATAATTAACAAGGAAGATGGTGGTGGTGTTGGCTTTGGAAGCGAGACAGGTGGCACGGTTTGGACTTCTAATAACCCTGGTGGGTTCACTAGAACGCATGGGGATAATCGTAGCCCGAAGAAGAAGAAACGTGGTGTTGACCATTTAGTAGATTTTGTAACGGAAAATAGCCCCGAACAGAAAATGATGAAGCAGGAATCTCATTCTGTTGCTGGTCATGGATTTATGGGGCCACTTCAGAACGAACCTGATTGGAAGAAAAAACGAAGGGAAACTGATAATCCTAATCCAGTAGAACCGAAGGAACATGCTATGGAAGGTATGAAAGACCAAGCTGCGGTAGACCAAAATTCATTTACTAACCGATTAGTTGGGAAAGTTAAAGAAGATAGAAAACGTAAGGGTAGTAGTGCAGAGATTCAAGACAC